CTTACACTGCGCGACAAGTGGCGGATTTGATTGGATTCACGTTCACGGGAGGCTGTCTAACTGATTCTTCCTTGGAGAACAGCGGGGACTCATACCCTGACGGCGAGCTGACAGACATGGTGAACGAAGACGGAGAAATTGCAGCACCGCTCAAACAGGTCCTCAAACTCAGGAAGATGGACAGAATCATGCTATCTCGGGAGCGGAAGGAAAAGGCAGCTATCTTCTGGTTACTTAACGAGCTACATACTGGGCAAAGGAAACTCGCAAAGACTGGCGCCAGGGCCACATATCACATAGTTAAAACACTGCTCCCAGAGACTCCAGCAGCAACAGCTGACAAGGGATGGGTCGAGATGAACTTGTACACGCGGGAGATGACAATTGCCTCGGCGCTTGCGAGTATGGTGGATGTGGAAAGCGCACTTGCAGCACACGACCGCTTAGATGCTGCATGCAGAATGACGGGGTTGCTAGGGATCGAAATTGCTCGGAAGATGATGTCAAAAATGGTGGGGATAGCAGAAAGCGGTCTAACGAGAACCATGGCCAGGAACTGTGGATCAATGGTCATGGCTGGTATGGCTAACACCTATTGCACACCGGGCAGCGTTTCAGTCGTGTTTAGGATTGGGGATAGCAAGTTCTACTTAGCTCACAAACACATCATATACATGGATGTTCACCAGATGTATGTCCTGGGTAGGTCCGATTATTTGAGGGCGCAAACAATGCTCCGCAGCCTGTCCAGTGGGATGTATGCGACAATGGCTCAGACAGCATGCGCCCCAGGACCCAACAGGACGCGAGTTTCAGCAGTGGGTCGAGAGTACTTGCGTTACTTTAGGATGATTCTCGACATGATCGAAGATCTCCCGGATCAGCGCGAGGTATATGCATGCAAAATGATGAAGAGAGCGTACGGGGCTTGGCTCGGAACACTCGCGGGCCCGTTGTGCAGAGATGAGACGGCGGAGTTGATTGCTGAAGCCAAGGACACGCACCCTTTAATGTCAAAATATGTCGCGCCCTACATGGAGGGGCTCAACTCTTGGGATCTAGGTACGGCCTTCAATTTGGGAAAGATCTACAAATTATGCCCCTCACCAGACTGCTCCCCCGCCAGCACTCTCCTGGAACGTTCGCAAGTTTTCGCCAATGCGAACAAGATGGACCCAGATTGGGTGGAGGCCTTTGCGGAGGAGCATCTAAACCAGTTATTGCGAGCCTACATACGCACGGCTGGTGTCCGGCTTAACTTGAGGGACGAAAATAAGAGACCAGCCTGGTGGGGACACTATAGATTGGGTGACTACGACAGGGTGCCTTCCGGGGAGATAAACGAGTACTTGGCATGGGAAGGTTCTGCCACAATGCCAACCAGAACTCCCATTAATCCCGCGTGTTGGAAGGACTCAGGCCTGGGATGGGACGACTACGAGACAGCAACCGACGCAATGAGAAATCGTCGTCACGGCAACATGCTAATGAGGATGATATTCGACCCAGCATGCCCGATGCCAGGCGTGCGATATGTTCTAGCTCAGCACTTCCACAAGATAGAGCAAAAGCCTGAGGGCCACAAGGATCCCTTGAGAGCGATATTCTCGTCCAATCTGTGGGATCGCCTGATCCAATCTTGGATGGAAGAAGCTGTGACGCAGGTTACTCGCAATCACCCTGCTTTCATGATTGGGGCCAACATTGCTACTAGAGAAGCACGTGTTTCAACCCTACTAACTAGGAACCATAACCCACGAGAGCTAACCCTGTACTACAGCTTTGACATCAAGGGCTGGTCACCGCTCATGCCAGCAATTGTGCAGAGGCTGTCCCACGCCAACTGGGCAAAGCTATACGACGAACCAATGTTCCGCATGGCGCATCAGATCAACGAAGACTCCACGGTGTATATGAACAAGAATGGTTACACAGGATGGATAGTCAACCCAGGGTCCAATTTCGAGGGCTACAATGCAAAGGAGATGACTTTCATACTCATAACTCTTATGGCTATGTCTGTGAAAGAATGGCGCAGGGTTGTAGTTGCAGGTGGCTTACTCACTGTGCTCGAGGCCGAAGAGCTGAGCGTAACTTTAATGGCATACATAGACGACGGTTTGGCCAAGAGCACAGTGAGACGTGCAATCGGAACAGAACTCATGAACATATGGAAAGAATGCACTCTGCGCGTATTCCTGAGCTGCGGGTTCCAGCTGGAAGTGAAGAAATGCTACCCATCAGATCGGTTCGCAATATTCCTGAATGAGGTGTACTACATGGGACGTCAAATCGCACATGGAACTAGGGCAGCGATGACTATGTGCTCTGAGAACGTCGCTGAGAAAATCGGGCTGGTGGAAAAAGTGACCGCCATAACAACTGGTGCGAGAGGGGCCGTTGTTGCCGGCTTGGATGCCCTGCCTGCACACTTTCTTATGTGTTACCATGTCTGGCCAATGATAAAGAGAGCTGTGGTGACACCATCTCCAGTTATCTCTGCAATCTGGTCATATGCGCCTATGGCTTGGGGCGGCCTGGGGATGCCCAGCATGCTGCAGCTTTCGACCACTGGGGGTGGTTCAGCTACAGAAGAAGGTGCCCACATATTGCAACGCATGGCTACAGTCAACCAGTGTGCCCTAAGGTACTTTCGGAATGTGGTGTCACAGGGCTACGAGGTGAGAACTGCCAGGTCAATTATCACTGCACCGCTGGGCGGGAGTGTTCGCAGAGGTGTGCTCAGCGTTGACCTGTTTTCCGGCGCCATCAGGAAAGTGATGCGAACTATGAAGGACAAGGGTGAGCTATCTCCACTAGCGTCTGAGATCATCTCGCTTTCTGACGAAGGGAGTTTTGACATGATAGCAGAAGCTCTGCTTGGTGACACCACTGTTATTCAGGAAGAAGTTTTGCGAGACCTGTACAAGTCTTTGCCACATGCCATCTTCAGCTCGTTTGCTAGCAGAATCGAGAAGGGAAGTACACTACGGAAACTCATAGGCAACAAGGAATTTGATAGGATCGTGTCGCAAGAAGAGGCTAATGTTCGAGAGTCATACATAC